TGAACGGGGCGGTCAATGGTAAGCCCCGTCTTTAATTCCGTATTATAATTTCTCTGTATCTTGCCGTCCGAGGTTGCCGTCAGGATAAACTCCGTGCCGTTCTGTAACCTGAACTGGTACAGTCCCCATATACGCGGCGTTCCCGTTATCACCGTACCGTTTACGTGTGACGTTCCGCCACGCTTAGACCTGCCCCCCTTGTGGAGATTGATGTTCTTCGTCCCCTCCACCATCGCGGTTATCGGGATCTTGTCTATGTTCTGGTCAAAACTGAAACCACCCCTGGCAAAATCAATACCGTGCGTTTGTCCCCTGTATCCCATTTTTTATCAGTAATCCCCCCTGTTAATATTCATGGAACCCGTACCCGCCGACAGGATGGCACTGTCCACTCCCACACCGCTTATCAACTGGTCAAGAGCATTTATATTCTCGATTATCTCGTAGCTTCTATTGGCTATATTAAAGACCTCCGCGGATAACTGTATATCGTTATCAACGGCGAGTTCAATCGCCAGGTTGTATACCATCGCCCTGTTGTACTCAAGGGGTATGCTGAAAGTAGTCCCCTGCGCCGTCGGGTTTACCAGTACCTTCTCGGAAACAAGATGGAAGGCATAGGTGGAATCCGCCTCGTAATTAAATTTAATCTTCCCCAATGGATACTGGGGATCGTAATACAGTTCGGTCGGGCGGTCTTCGGTGTCCTTTGATGAAAGGGCGTTATATTCCTTTTTCGTCATATCCGTATTGATAGGATAATCCACATTGCTTATGCGGATAAAGGCACTTGTGATCTTCACCGGCCTTCCCGTTGAGGTCGTAAGGTCTGGACTGTCACCGGTAACTCCTATGGTGTAGACCGCCTGCCCCACGGTTAATGCGAAACTCTCGGTTACGGAATACGGCACTATCAAACCGTCCGCACTCCATGACGATAACATATTCTGTAAGTCCTGCAAACCGTCCGTCAACTGCTGCGTGGACGGGCTTTTTACCCCGCACTTCCTGTACGAGGCTGTTATTACTTCCTGTGCTGTCATATCAGCCATTTATCTTCCCCACTATAGAAATAGGCATACTGCGACTGTAGAAAATAGTCATGCAGGGGATTTTTTATCATCCCCTGCCGACTAATAATAATAATAATACAAACAAACAAACATACAGATAACTTATCCCCTGACCCTGGTAGCCCATTCCGGACGTATTGTCTTGTATCCGAAAAGCACATCCAGTCTTGCAGGAAATTTGTCATTAGTGATGTCCGCGCCTCTCCAGAACCTCATTGAGATACCCTCTATGACAGCCCTTGACATTCTCTGTAAAGGCTCCACGTGAAGGTCTGCGGAAACAAAAGTAAAGGCATCCCTGTGGTAAGCAAGGTTCTGTGTGTAAGCACCAGAAGCCGCACCCGAACCACCGGAAGCAACGTGTACTATCGCCTTACCCGCCCCCGCACTTTCAAGATCCACGTTCTGCTTCGCACCCGATGTTACAGGTGTAGGTGAAACCGTAAAAGTGTCCGTGGCATCAGCTGTAATAGCGGCAGTAATAACAAACTGCTGCAAATGAGAATACCTCTGTTTTGTTTCAAGATTAACCGCGTAAACATCGGCAATCGTGAATACATCGCCAACTGTAAGTGTCTGAGAACTTGTCTGCCCTGTCGTCACAATAGAAGCCGACGCGCTTGTTATACCTGAAGAGGTATTACAAACCGGAGTCGCATCAGTCCTTGTACCGTTGGTATGACTGGGAACCATATTACTCTCCCACCACTTCATACCCGCAGCTTCGCCGATATAACCCTCTGAGAAAGCCCTTTCGAGTTCGCTTGACTTGTGGAAATACGTACCGACTGCATTTACCGTAGCCGCCATAGCGACTGAATCCATAAGCAGATGCCTGTCAGTAGTAGGCGCAAGCCCCTGGCTCAACTTGGTATTCGCGTTGAGCGCGGCGAGAAAAGTATTAGGGTCTGTTGCGGTTCCGGTATTAGTGGAAAGGTTGAACACGTCCTGGTAAACATTGGAAAGAACCGTGTATTCAACATTTGCCGCAAGTTTCGACATTGCCGGTTCAAGAAACCTGCTCTTAAAGTCGTCAACACTCATTGTCATCTCAACCGATGTGAAATTCGGAAGACCGATATGTTTCTGTGTCGCGACCGTCAGAGTCTGTGTGGTCTCAGCAGCATCCTGCGAACTCAGAGTTGCACTATCAGTAACAGTGTACTGGTTGGGTTCCCTGATAAGCAGTGTCCCGCCGTTCTTGCCGCCTTCGTTTGCAAACCTGTTGTCGTACTGCCGGTTGATCGTCTTGATAAACTTCAGTTTATTGTGAAAAATTGCTAACGCTTCCCTGACAATATCACCATCAGATAGCGTTTTCAGTGAATTAGCCATAATTTATTTCTCCTTCTTTAGTCTTTTAAATTCTTCCGCCTGCCGCCACTTGTACCATTCCTCGTCCGTCATCTTGCCCGGTTCCTTGGTAACGATCTCCCCGTTACCACCGACCGGTTCAAGCGGTTTCGGCGCATTAGTTGTCATTGTCCCGGCACTCTCAAAACGTGCCTCTATTTTTCCTACCTCACGGTTTATCTCTCCCATATCACCCAGACTGCCTATACGAACCCTCTCCGCCTGGTTTTTAGCCAGGTAAAGACCGATCCTCGCATTATGAGGACTATCGGCAATCGCCTGTCTCGCGTTACCGTACTGGGTTCTGTTGATAGTGTCGTAAACATCGGGAAACTTCTCCTGTAATTTACCCGCCTGTTCAACGAACCTGTCGGCATTGGACTGATCCCGCGTTTCCGCAGTCCTTGTCCTCGCCGTTATACTCGCCTGCGCGTTGTTGTAAGATATTGTATCGTCCTGGTACTTGTCATAAGCCTTCTGGTACTCATCATACCCTACGTACTCATCCCTGTCGGGAACCTTCGGCCTGTCCCTGGGAGCCAGTTTCTCGGCTTCCAACTGCTGTATCTTCTCGTTGGCTTTCCGCAGTTTATCCTGCGCCTCGTTCTTCTGCCCCGCGATCTTATCGATGCGTTTCTGAACGGAAGGCATGGTGCGTTCCTTGAATTTCTCCGCACCTGATTTCTGCGGTTCTCCCGACATGATATCCTCCGGGCTTAAACCTTCTTCCTTTCCCGCCACGATACCCGTGTCATCCGTACTCTCTTCACCGGTAGTCGCCGTCACTACCTCTTCCTCTTCATTTTCTACTGCCCCGGCTTGTACAACTTCTTCTTCATTTTCCCCGGATTGCACGTCCCGGTCACGTTCCCCTACTGTCATAGTAAGTTTCCTCCCGCCCCGGTGTTACCCTCCCCGGTAGAGCCTTGTCCCTCATCTTGAGGTTGTATTCCCAACATGGTTGGTAAGAACTGCTTTATTTCTTCCGTAATCTGCTGATGCCCGTCCCAATCGCTTAACCGCGCAATATGGGGAGTGAGCAATACAGCCAGTTGGGGATTGCCCGATACAAGACCGATCATTCCCTGCAACTGTTCCTGTCTCCTGGTGGACATTATCTTTACGCTTTCAATAACATCGTATTTGCCCATCGTTAAATCATTTAATATAGTCCCTGTCTCCAAGACCACCTGGTTTATCCTTACAAGGTCGCTCCTTGGGTCTTGTGACGGCCCTGCCTCGCCCAGAATACGGACGGTACGGGGAGTGTCGTATATGACGGGGATAAGGTCTTTAAGCTGTCTCGCAGTCTCAAGAATAGCCCTGCGGTAATTATCCGTAAAATGAAACGTCCCGAACTCGCTCCTGCTCGCCCTCTGCTGTATGGCAACACCCGTTCTCTCGTTACTCCTCTCGCCCGCAAACGACTGGTACAAACCAAGGGTATCCTGGATATCCCCGCTCGTAACCCCAAGCATGGTCGCCGCGCCTGTCGGCACCTGCGGTGGCGGTTCGCGCCTCGGCGTGAGTTTTCCCTGCGGGTGAAAAGGCAGGTAGGGCAGAAGTTTCTTGTGAGCAACGTCCCAGAACGACTTCAACCCCTTTATCATATTATTAGTGACGAGATACGGTGCCTTGATCGCAAGTGCCACGGTTTCCGTTATATTAGTCTTCCAGTAGTTGTACATCCTCTGGTCGTCCTTGGCATCCTCGCACAAAGACCTCTTGTACACCCTGCCGTCAACCGTTACCCAGTCCCCCTTGACGGTAATGATAGGGATTTCCTTCCCCGGCCACTCACCGCGTTCAAGTATCTGGTTACCCGTTATCTTAGCCCATTTAACCTTGAATACCCTGGGTGTCTTCCTGTCTTCCACTACCCAACCCTGATCCATCAGTGCTTCCTCGGTAACAGTCTCGCCGTTATATTTCCGCCCTATCTCGTACACCCTGGACTCTCCGGGGAAAAACTCGTTCCTCACCTTGACCACCTCGGTCTTGACCCTCTCCTTATAGAAATATTCGGCAATAACAAGGTTATCCGTGTCGTACCACTGATCCTGACTGTCCTTTACGTACCCCGAATCAAAACTCTGCTCGTCCGCCTTCGGGTACCTGTACTCAAATTCATCCTTCGTTATCTTCTCCCTGATAAAGCCGTACATACCATCGGGATCCATGTGTACGTTAAACTGGTTCTTTATGGGTCTTATGAAAATCTCCTGGTCGAAAGAATCATCCAGTTCCTCGGTGGTTATCCTCCAATGCCCGAAACCCGCGGCAATCGCGTGTTCCCCCGCAGTCGTGTATATCTCCTCCGCATTAGAGGCGTATTCAATCTGACGGATAAGCCCGGATATTATCCTCGCCTTCTCCTCGTCACCCTTATCGTCAACCGGTATCACGTTACCCGCGAGCCTCTGATCCCTCTCCCTGTTTGCGACCTGCGCCACGTATTTACGCAGCTTATTGCTTGTAAGGCACGGACGGTTATCCTCCGCCCTTTCATTCTTGACATCCTCCGCCCACTGCCCGTTATCTATATTGTAGACAAACCTGAGATTGTTCCTTCCCGCCTCGTAATTGTGGTCATCCGCGAGTTCGATCTTCTGGAACCTTTCCTTCGCCGTGCTTAGAAATTTTAAATCGTCTTTTTTTGTTGTTTTCTTTCTTGCCATAATCAGTTTTTCCTCAAATTCGGCAATAAAAAAAGGGCAAGGTTGCGTATGGAGGTGTGGCCCCACACGGCCTTGCCCGTTTTTTTAATTTTTTTTTATTGCCTTTTTTACCCTTCCGCTTTTTTTATTTATTTATTTTTTTTATTCCCGATTAGGGAGAGGGAAGGGTATCCAGTCTATTTCTATTATTTATCTATTTCTCTTTCCCCTCTTATCCTTTCCACTTCTCTTCTTCTTATCCTTATTATTATTTTTATTTTGCTCCTCATGTATTTTCCTGGACGTTTCCGTCATTTCCACCGAAACCGTTGGTGTGGTTTTTCCGCTTTCAGGCAACCCTCCTGCATATTCACCCCCCAGTAAAGGTAATGTAGACCCAATCGGGCTTTCCCCATTTTGCATCCCTCCGGTCTTTCCAATTTCACGGTAGAGATGTTGCTCTTTGCTATTAAGTCTTTTGACTATCTCATTAAGAATCTGATCTTTTTCTTTTTTTGTTATACTGCCATTGTCTCTTTTTATCACTTCCATTGCTTCTTTTATCGCTTTTATCGATGGTCCTGGAGGTAACAATGCCAATAATTTTTTCACCCCTGCGTAAACCATTCCCTTTTTACCGTTTCCATTTTTACCCCTTCCTGTTCTTGGCATTTCTATTTTTCCTCTCTTTCTTTTCTGATTTACAAAATTTATTTTCTATTACATCCCCATCCATGACTGTTCCTGCCCCTGTCCCGCGCCTATAAGGACGGGGGTTTCCTCTTCCACGTACTCCGTACCCGTCAGGGTGTACCTGTAGAGGTTTTCCATAAAATCGTCATTTATCTTTTCCACCTTGCCGTTATTATCAAAACACAATCTCTGTATATCAAACACTATCCCCCGCGTGTTCCCCCCCGCGCTTTGCAGGGTATCGAAAAAGAACAGTATGGGGATACTGTTCGGCCCTTCCAACCATGCCCTGATGTTCCTCATGCCAGATTCCTTGTCTTTCGAGGCTGTCTGGAGGTATATGCCCTCTTCCGAGAGCCTGTTTCCTATGATGGTGTACGAATCCTCCACGTCCACCCTGTTCTCCATAAACTTATTATCACCTTTCGAGAGCGGGTCTATGTATACATTGCTTATGTTCCAGCATAGATCGCCCTTCTTCTTCCTGATGATAATGTCCGCAATTTCCTCCGGGGTACAATTAACCCAATATTCATCTATGCAATAGTGTCGGTTGTGTTTGTCACACCCATAAAAAGAAATTGCGTGAGGTTTATTTAAATGCAGGTCTATAAGCACCGTGACCACCCAGTCGGTCGGAACACCGCCGCGGGGAAAAGGTACGATATGCCTGGATTTATCAAAATTCTTTATTACAAGCCCCACCAGTTTCTTAAACATACCGAAAAACCTGGAAGGTTTGTCCTCAAGGGGCGTATCCTTTACCCGCCTGAGAAATCTCAATTCCTTTATAAGCCCGTGCCTGCTCTCAGGCGTATTATCAATAAGAAACTGCTCCGCCGATTTCCCCTGGTCATCGGGTGACCGGCTCTCCGCACCGTCAGTGCCGAGGTAGAGATCCCATCTCATTATCATATCAAAAAACTGCTTTTTCTGACCGTCCGCATCGCCCCAGTATTTCGTCTTCTTTCCCGTAAGCCCCATCTTGCTCAGAATATCATCGTCATGCGCGTAGGTCACCTCGTTATCAAGTGCGCAGAGGTTCTTCATTATCCCCACGTCAGACCTGCCCGATAACACGAGTTTATCCAACATCCATGCCTGCGTAAGCGGTGTGGCGGGTATGAGTATCTTACCGCCGAAATCGGATAATCCCCTGCCGCTCATCGCGTCAAATATATTCTCAGGAGGGGGTTCGTCAGCTACCCAGAAATGACCCCTCCACGATTCGTACAAATCTATCTTCTGGTCGTGGGTCATCAACTCAAGAGTAGAACCCGTCTTCCTGTGCGACCAGAACCAGGTAACGCCCTGGGTATTGTTCTTCGTGTCAAATTCCTCCATCGGAAACCACTTCTTCAATTCCCTTACCACCGTCTGCCCAAGATGATGGCTCCAATCCTGCCCTGTCAACCTGCCACGGACGGGTGTGGGAATACCCAGAGAAGAGGGTTTATAGTACTTCTTGTCCACCTTCACGGCACCCGGATAATCGGGTTCCACGGGGTTCCATGCCTCGTAACCGGCAAGCCAGGACATTATAAAGACCACTACCTCTGTCGTCTTACCAATACCATTTGGAGCAGGTGCAAGAGTAATAATATTATCGTTAAAAAGATCCCGGCAATTATCCTGCCACCGAAACGGCTTAAAAAACTCCCATAAGTGGGTACTGACATACTGCTCCTTTATCTGCAAGGCCTCGCGCTTCTTTATCTTCGCCTGCGCGATCACCGCCTTTAATCTCTCTATCTCATCGAGCCGCTTCTGCTCTTTCGTTCTTGTTT